TGGAATACTTACCCCAAAACCTTGTGCAGCTAGTACATTCCTTGGCCATGCCCAATACTTCATAATTGAACTCCCATAGATTTCTGGTACTGCTAATTGTACTCTACCACAATTTAATGGGTCTTCATTGTCTGCTACGTATCCCCTATAAATAGAGTAATACCTACCAAATCTCTCTAACCCCTTAGTGATTATCTCGTTTATTACTTCTGCTATTGTCATTTTAGGATAAATGAATTAGGATATTGTCCCAGTATTTTATCACTTGGTATATTAGGTGCACCATTATATAATGGGAAAGGCTTATTAGCATCTCCTGCTCTTATCTTTTTAAGTTTATCCTGTAAATCAAATTTGGCAGGTTCAACATTCTGTTCACTTCCCGGAGTAGTAGTAGTACCTGGGGTTTCATTACCTTGATTAGTAGCATTTCTAATAATCCCACATAAACAAGTATAACCATTAGCATCACCCCCGCCACTTATTGTATGGGTACATTCCTTTATATACCAATTTCCCGAATGTATTTTTGCAACATTTAATATTGTTATCATTTCTCCTGACGTAAGTAGGGGGTCTCCTTCGATTTCAATATCTCCGGGGTTTTCTTCCGCCGCTGCTTTAGCTTGATCATTAGCAGCTTTATCCGCTGCATCTTGGGCATTTGTTTCATCGCTAGTATTATATTTTCCTTTTCGTATTGAATCCCAAATAGGTTGACCTGTACTGTTATCAACTTTCTTTAAATCTCTCCATACAACAATTAGCCCATCCAAGTCAAAATGGTTATCAGTATCTTGCTTAGAGGCATCTTTTTGTTTTTTATACTCCTCCATCTTATCCTTCATCGTTTTCCCCTTAGCTACTGGTACAGCAGTTAATCTAGTTCTACCCCCTTGAGTAATTACTTTTACTGTGTCCCCATTGGCTGAAAAGTTTGAATCATTAGCAGTTAGTCTAGTTCTACCCCCTTGATTAATTGTATGGGTTTCTCCCATTGGAGAAGATGCAGGAAGAGTATGGGTATTTATGACCGGGTAAATGCTAGTGGAATCTTTTTGGTGTGTGCTATCACCTTCTTTATAATCAATTGCTCTCCCCCAAAAACTATATTTTTCAATGGTTATTGAATTAAAAGGGAAAGGCATATGATACGGTTTTGGGGATTCACTGGGAGTTTTTTGAGTTACTAGATTACCAGTGGGAACTGTATTACCTGTTATTTTTTCTACAAAGGTAGTACCACTAGAGGCAGTAGAAGTAAAAGGTTGTTTAGTTTCTGGGTCTACACCACCACTAGTTTCTCCTTTACTGTTTTTAGTATTGGATTTACGCATGGGAGTAAACCTTAAGAGATTAGGTGATATCCCATATTTATAACATCTTACGGGCTTTTTACCAAAAGGCCTTTTACGAACAACTAAATCTTCATCCCTACCATATACCTCAGTTACTCCATCCTTGTCATTGTTAGCCATATCCTGTAGTGTTTGTTTATCACTTTTATTGGATTGAGGCCATTCAGCATAAGTTTTATGTGAGCCTTCCATATAGACAAAGGTATTATCTACAGCCATTTTTTGATAACCATCTTTATCTAAGTAAGTTGGGTATTTACGAGTTATTACTTCATTAGTGTATTCAATAACATTTCCCTGTATCTCAGTAGTAATATGTTCATCATCCAAATTTAATCCATGCTCTTCAGCTATTTTCTTAGCTAAATCCCCTGTTGAAGTTTCATTATGTACTGTATTTTTACTATCCTTAGATGCATAAGAGAATTTGTCAGAACAAACTATTTCTACAGTTACCCATTCTCTATCATATAAGAATGTAGCTTCTTTTACAAAGACTATACGGGTTATCATGTTATCCACTACACTTTCTCCAGGATAAACCCTATAACCCCAGCTTACTTTTAATTTAGCTCCCTCTTGTAGCCATTGCTCATCAGCTATTAATACGTTATTTGTCCTAAACCTTAATTGGCATACATCATCAGCAGTTTGGCTATATTTATATGAGAAAAATACAACATTAGGGCTTACATCTATCCCCCCATGTGTTACCATTACAAATGGGGATTTAATCCTGCTAGTACTAGTCGCCATTTTAGTTAAGTTATTATATTCTTAATTCTTACTATATCTGGAATAACTAGAACTTGCCCAGTAACTAAACTAAAAGCATTTTCTAAGTTATTCATATCAACAATTATCCAATAATACTTGGAATTACCGTAATATTGATAAGCTAATGACCAAACACTATCGGAGTCCATTACAATGTGTAATTGATCATCTACATTTGGTACATACTTTAAAGGATACCTTTCTAATGAAAAAGTCCCATCACTATAGTTTAATACAAAACCAGTAGAGTATGGGCTAGATTCCTGAAGATATAATGTTTTTACTGTTGGCATAGTTAAGTTCTTATGTTATGGATATCATTATAAGTGCGATTATTATCTACAACTCGATACATTGCAATTTGCTGTATGGCCTGTTGAAAGAAGCCATCTTTTCCTGCATGGGGTAATGATAGTGTATAAGATGCTTCATGTATTATCCAGTTAGCTTCGGCCCATACAGTATTACCCCAAATAAGTTTAACTTTGTGTTGGGGATTCCCACTACCATCTCTTTTGGCTAAAGCTTCTAACTTTTTACATTTGATTAATACATCTTGGCGACTATCTTGATGGGAGAACCAATCTATTTGAAAACTTAATTCATCTGAAGACCCAGAGAAATGGTATATTGGATTGTTTTGTCCAACTGCATGTATTACTGCTAGTGAAGTATCAATAGAGTATTTAAAACTTTCTGGTACATAATAAAAACTTATTAAATCCCTTGTTATTGTGTCATATATACCAATGCGAGGCCTTGCAGAAGGGTTAGATGAGGGGGGTGTTACACTAGTAATATTCCCATTTGGAGTATTCTTATTTGTAACAGTTTCTGTTGGAGACTGTATCTGGTTTGGGGTATTACTATCAGTATTGTTTTTATTTGTAACTATCCCTGATGGATGCTGTATCTTATTAGGGTTTGTTCCGGGATCTTTTAACCTACCTGGAACTAAACCTCTTAGATCGCTAGCGGTATGTTGCATTTTCTGGTGGCCAATACCAAATGCAGTTAATGCAGCTTCACCCATATTATGTGGATACCCTATTGATACATAGCTTCCAACACTTTTAAGTATCCTATTTTCTATATTTGCCATTTTATGCGATATTATAGTTTACTGCTAAATCTTGTTCATCCTTATACTTAATAACTTGTTGTAGTTTTTCACCCAAGCCATTTACATGTATATTTAGAGATAAGGTTTTCTCTTCTTTTTCTTTTTGCTTTGCTTTTTGCTCTTCTGGGTTATATCGTTGTATAAGGTTCATTTGATTTTCATAATCCTTTATACCCCTTGGTGTACTGTATGTTTTTATGGGTTCACCACCTGGTGTATCATTAAGAGCAGTAAAAAGCTCATAGCTATAACCAAACTTATTACGGAAGAATCCTGGACCTTTTTTAAACCAGTTAAATGGGTTCAAACTATCCAATGCATTAAGTAGGTTGTTTATTATTAACTTTATTGTGTCCTTTAAGAATTTAAACACACCCGATAAATCTACCCCAAAAGCCGTTAGTATACTAAAGATAGTGATAACCCATCCAACTATAGGTATAAGTCTCAAGAACATTGCTGCTAGTCTACCTAACCATGGTACTGCAAAAGCCAATCTAGACCCCAACTTAAATAACCATCCCTGTACTCCTCTACCATCTCTTGCAGTATTTATAAACATGGGTACTCCAGGGCGTGCTGTTCTCCTTACCCAATTACCTTGTGCATTCCTATATGTATCCCCTGAGAGTATGTCTATCAAATCTCTTCTCATACCCATAGACCCACTAGCTTTCCCCCAAAATTTAGGGTTCGTCCCACGCATACCAGTTAATAACCATCCCGCCCAACTTGCCCCAGCTTTTACTTGAGCCATTATACCCAATTGTGATAAAGCTATTGTAAGTAATCCAATACCTGTTACTGCTAATCCGATAGGGATAAGTAATCCCCCGATACCAGCTATGAGTACAGTTAATAATGGGCCAATAATGGGTATTTTTACAATAGCCCCCACAAATTTTGCCATTAAGGTTAATACTTTAACTAATGGTGTAAGGAATGGTAATAAGTTTTGTCCTACTGCAATCCGTAAATTTTCTGTAGCAGCATTAAAACGTTCTACCTGTTTCTGGTAGCTTTCCATTTTCTCTTTAGCTAAACGTTCAGTAGTACCTTTGCTATTCTTGATTGCATCCATAAACTCCTCCAGAGTCATACCTATCCTATCCTTTACAGTAGGACCATTATCTGCCCCCACTTCATCATATAACAGGTCAAGTGCAGGATTAGCTCCCCTACCCCCTCTTGTACCAAACAAAGCTTGCATAATATTCTGTTTGGCTAAGCTTGGTAAACCCTGGGTATGTTTTTTGATAAGGGTTAATAAGTCTAGTAAAGATAGTATATCACCCGTAGGGGTTTGTAAGTCTTTTGGCTTTAAACCTATTGAAGCTAATGCCTTTGTTTTCTTAGGTACTTCTCCCCCAGCTGCTCTAGCTATTTCCCTCATCATATTAGCAGAGGAAGTACCAGCAATAGATGCTTTTATACTCATATTTCCCATTAACGCTAATAATGCTAAAGCATCATGTAATGGTATCTTCAAGTTATGGAATACATCTTGTGAATATTCTAATGATTTAGCTAATTGGTCCCATGAAGTAGTAGATTTAATTGCTGCAGTGTTCATCATATCTGCTACTTCCATTGCTTGACTTGGCATTTTTCTAAATGCCATCATAATATCAATAAACCTTGCTGCTACCCCTCTTTCTCCTTCCAAATGTTCACTTGAACCTAATGATGAAGCTACTGCAGCATTGACAATTGGGTCCATTTGGGCTTTAGTTTCCATACCCGCTTTTACAGCTTCTTCGTAGGCTTTTACTATCCTTTGTGAGCTTATCCCATACTTTTCTGCTAAAACCATAGCATTATTACCCAAATCCTTTATTGCTCCATCATCCATTTTCTCAGCCATTGCTTTGATACTAATTAAATGGTTTTGGAACTCTCCTGCCTCTTTTACAGCTCTTGAAAAGGCTCTAGTCATACCATACCCTACTGCAGTAGTTACAGCACCTGCGGTTATAGCAAATGAGCCAAAGGTATCTAGTAGGCCCATCGCTTTTTCATCTAACATACCCATCCTTCTGGCTATAGTACCAGCAGGTGCACTAAAGCGATCTACTAATGATATAGTAAATCCAAGGCCTATGTTTGCGGAATTACCTAATAATGACATTTTGTTTTAAAGTTTACCAGCTTTTGCCTTATTTGCTAACTCTGCATAATGCATAAAGGTTTTTATAGCTGAGTTTGGTATCTTTGAAAAAGTATCGTAATTTAATATTATCCCCGATAGAGAGAGGTATGCAAATTCTGCTGCTAAATCTCTTCGGGGAACAAAAAATCCTTAATTTGCAGTAAAACTTGTTGGTGTACTGTACCACAAGTAGGGCATTTAACTGTAGTAATGGGTTTCCATAAATCATCCAGTTTTAATACCTCATTACGTAACCTAGCCATTATTCTACTGGGAAAAGCTTGGAATGTAGAAGGTGTTACCCAGTTACCATCTTTGAGGTATTCCATTTCCCTCATGTATAGTATAGTGTTTAGGTTTAACTTATTTTCATAAGTGGATTGGTCCTCTTGGGATTCCCTTACCTCAGATTTACCAGTGTAAGCTTTAAACCTAAATTTATGCTCATCTAGTGAAATTTCTACTAATTTAGTATTCCCATTAATATATGGGGTAATTACGGAACTAGACTTAGCCAATTTGTTTACTGGGTTATCCTTATTACCCATATCAACAAAGTATTTGATTAAATCTTCTTCCCATGGGATATCTTTAGTTAATCCTTGCTCTCTTAGTTTAGTACATTTGGGGGAAGGACATTCTAGCCTAAATTCAAATATCTCTCCCAGAGATATTATACGTGATACAAACATAATGAATTGTCTGTCCCGTATTTTTAGAGATTCCACTTCCTCAATGGTCATTTTTTTACCATTGGGTCCTGAATGGATGATTCTAGCAGTGTATTCATTTCCGGCACTGCCATCAGTTAAACGAGCATAATTAGACAATATCTCATCATCTTCCCCATTAGTTTCTCTAATGGATACCACTAATCCAGAAGGTAATGTTACATTGTCTACTACTAACCCTATGTTGGGTAAGTAACGTTGTGGTAAACCCAGTTTTGCATGGGTGTTGTTAAGGTGTGCTGTTTCTTGTGACATATTATTGGTTTTTAAAATTCGCTATAAATAAAAACGGGTAGAGAGAACATTACCCCCTACCCGTAAATAGAACATCAACCGTTTTGTGATTAAGCCTGGAGGACTTCATCCACCTCTAATTCCAATTTTTCTAGTACATTTTCTGAACCAGTCCGTTTGAAATCAATAGTGTTACGTTTAGAAGGCCATGCACCAATTAACATATAAGTGTTTATTACACTTACGTTATCTGGAGCTAATTGGTCTATCTGTAAGTTTTTCTTGTATACTGAAGGTAATAAACCCCCACCAACTTGAGTATCTTGTACTTGTACCATCCAACCAGCTAGCCAGTTATCTGGGCCATAGGCTATGGATATTTTTTCCATTGTTACCTTACCTATTTTCTTTAAGCCTCCCGTTTTTACCAAGAAATTCCAGTCCCCATGTTCTGCTACATCAAAGCTTTCTTCGGGTACCTGTATATCTTGTACAAGGAATTGGTTTAGTCCATTGACAGTAACACGGAAGTTAAACTGTTTTCGAGGATCCTGTATTTGTGCCATTTCTTATATAATTTTAAAATGATTGTTATAAAATTTCAAAGTCAACGTTTGTTCTGGTCAATGTAATGTCCAGTGTTAATTCAATGATAGGAGCTATGGTTTTTATGTATAGTTTTACCTTATACTTACCATTACCTACATCGGTTGGATTATTTACCTTAAGGTCTGTCTCTGATAGAGATTTAGCAAATTGGTCACCCTGCCATTTATACTCGTATAACCCACGTTTTACTTTTAAGGCTTTCAAGAAAGGCTCTACTTCATGGTATAAGTCCAACCATGTTGGCATAAAGTTGGGCTTCTCCAGGTATCTTTCTAGTGTAGGTCTAAGATTCTTCTTAATGTATATCACCAAACAAACGATATTGATAAAGCCCATCTTACTGTTTGATTTTTGTAGGGTATACCCATTGGTAATATAAACCCTGCCATTACTTGAACAAGCAAGGGCTACTTGGTGATTTGCTAATTGGTTTCTGTCATTGTACAATGCAGGTGTACCAAAGTTATTTACTACCCCTAATACATTTCTTACTAAGCCATTCTCTAAACCAAAGAAAGATATGTATTGGCCATTTTGTTCATGGCCTTTTACTGATAACCCCATCATATCTCCCACTTCTGATATTTCCATGGGTGTACCAGTTATTGGGTCAGTTACTTTTAAACCCCCAGCAGAAATAACTGCAAATGGTGTATCAATATTTGAAGCATCTCTAGCGTTTACTAGATCCTGGGCAGTTACTAGTGCATTACTTAAATGTCCCCAGTAGATTAAATCCTGTCTGTTATCTGCATAAGCACTTCCAGCTTGGTGTACTGCCATATCAACTATGGAAGGACAACAAAGGAAGTATGCCTCATCGTATTGGTCAAAAGCATGGAAACCAGTTCTAGCAGCTGAATCCCCGATATAGTCTACATTAGTGATGGGTGAACCATCAGTTCCTCCCCCGAACATGTAATACCCATTTACTGGACGTGTAGTACCCGCTACTGAGATTAAGGATACGTAATTAAAGTCAATTAGTTTAGACCTTAATATAACATCTTGTAGGAAAGTTAATGAAGGAGTATCTACTGCTCCTTGTATATGTAAATTGCTATAAGACTCAGTTAAATTGGGTTCTGTAAGGTGTCTTACTTCCATGTTAAAATAATTGGCATCACCATTACTAGCATCCTTTATTTCGATAATTACATTATTGTAATCTGCTCCGGCATATTTCATTGTAGCCAAAAACATTGTTTCCATTTCCTCATTGACAATGGAATCCATTGGAGTTATGGTAACGGTTGGCTGGGAAGCTCCCCCTGTAACATTAATTGTAATATTTGCTAAGGCATCAGCATCTTTTACGAAGAGTAATACCCTTAAGTTATTACTTTGATCCAGGAAAGCCTGCTTAACATTGGTATTTGCTAGTAAAGCAGTTATAAGATTGCTTATAGTTGTGGCATGGTCAGTATTAAATGAGGTATTGGAAGATTGGCCATTGATATCCACATTAATAACGTTACCGGTGATAAAGTTAGTAGAAAATTCTACTAATACACCAGAAACAATATCTGCCTTTACTGCAGTTAAAGTACTAGCATCTGTTGGGTCTGTGTAATGGGCTATACGATTAACTCGTAATTTTGCACCATAATCAAACATACGTTTTATCTGTATGGGGTCTTCATTGTTTGGGATATAACCTCCGTAAATTTTAACGAATTGTTCCCAAGAACCTATTAAGGTATCGGGTTTGTTAATAGGGCCTCTTTTAAATACTCCCTGTACAAATATTACTCCACTTAAAGCTTCTAAGATTGAAAAGCTATCATCAGTGATATTGAAATTAACATTTGGTGTATTCATTATATAGTGTTTTTAATTATGTGTATTAGTATTGTATTTACTTGCTGTATAAGATCTGGTTTATCTGCTTACCTTGCTCTTCAATTGTGTGCTTTAGTTCTTCAATAGCTTTATCCTGGTTTAGCAATTTCTCATTTAATAAGTTGTGTACCCCATTGTGCTGTTCCAAGATTGTTAGGATTTGCTCATTAATCTGGCGTTGGGATGCATTGAAACCTTTAAGGTCTTTCATATTGTCATCCAGCACTCGATCATACCTAACTATAAACCAAGAAATTATTGCTATCATAATACCAGATAAACTACCCAGTATCCATAGCTTTATTGTAAGGAATTGACGTTCGCTCATCATTAGTTATATTAATTGATAGTATATCTTTGGTATAGACCCATTAAGATAGGTATAACTTGGAAAATTTGCACCCGATAAATCTGTTGGCATATTATATACCCAATCTAAACTGTAATACAAACTAGTAGCAGGATTACCCGCATTATCACTACCCAGTAAATTTAAAGCCCCCATTACATTATTAGGAGTAATTCTATCCAATGTAACACTAGTAGAAGTTCTTAAAGCTACCCAATATACATTTGGGGGTAATACATCGCTATTTACATCTACTAATAAATCCCCCACGGATAAACCCCCAGTTATTTTAGTAGAGGACCATACTAATACTCCTGGATGGGCATTTATGCTATTAAATACTCCTACTTGGTAATCCCCACTATATGCTGAAGCAACACTAAATTTTAATGTACCTATTTTTGCTGGTAGTGGTAATACAAATGGGTATAACCTTACAGTACCTGTACCTATTACAGATGTGCCACCCAGGGAAAGTGTTGAATGTACAGCGACTATATACCATCTATCCAATGCCAATCCAATAGCTCTTTGGGCATCTCCCCCAGAACCTGGTAGAAACATACCATTGGCTAATGTTTCAAACTCTCCCGTAGAGTTTTCCAATAATATTGGTATCTTTGCCATTAGAATTTAATTCTTCTACCTATTGATAACTGCATATCAGTAGTTGATAAAGCTATACCTATTACTTGATAATACCCTGTTGAAGGGGCTACCTTAGTAATCCTACCCGCTACGGATGGGGATAGCCAATATGTTAATCCTGGTACTAATCCCCCAGAATCCCCCGTTACAGTATCCCATTCTCCTGTAGTAGCAGTTATAACACCTTCAGATTGTACTGGGCCAGATACCCCACTAGCAATTGTAGGGTCAGCTACTATCCCAATGGTATTACTGGTAGATGGAGCATCACCTTTTGCAATTTTTACAGTACCAGCTGCAGAAATGTATACAGGAGTACCTTTAATGATTGAAGTAGCTTCGCCATTAATAAGGGTCATAATATCTACTTCTTGTATATTATCCCCTGCTTGTAGGAGTTCTAATTCTCCAGTGGTTTCATTTAAAACTATGGGCCTTCTTCTTGCCATGTTACTATAATTTTATGGGTTCTTCAATTTCTACTATGAATGATGTATTGTTTAATGCAGTTCCAAGTACTTGGTAAAATGTATGGGGACTCCCACTACCCGGTAATGATGCAATTTGTTTGTTTTTAAGGTAAAGTTTCCCAGAAGACCATGGCATTGGTG